CTAAATACCATTTAGTTCTTCTCATTAATGACCTTGTGGCTCTATTACCCCATAATCTACCCATACCTCCTGAAATATATTTTGCCTTCCAAGATTGTCCAGCCCCCGCATAATCTCTAAACCCTCTAAATTGTCCTTGTTTTTTAAGTTCCGCAGCCAAAGTTTCTTTTTCACTTCTTGTTAATGCTTGTTTTTCCGCCTTTGCAGCTAATTTACCTGTTATTTCTTTAGACATTTTCATTTCTTTACTTGCACCCTTAAATATATTTACATACTCCTCAATAACTTTAATAAGTCCTCCTAATCCAGGAACTTTACCAACTGAACCTTTTAACAAGTTCATTAATTTATCACCCCAACTAGGTGACTTTTCTACCATTTTAGCAATAGACCCACCCGCGGTTTTAGCGGTTCTACCTATTTTAGCAGCGTCCCCTGTCAATGCGGCGGCTTTAAATGCTTTAGCGGCACCTCCACCCATTTTCATTAATCCAATAACAGGTTTAGCAATTAAATCCCCAACGTAAGGTATTACGGAAACCCATGATAAAATGGCGAATAACTTATCACCTTGTCTCCAATAACTAATTCCGTTAATTAAATCAACAATCCCTGTTGGGTCAAATATCCCTACTATATCCCCTAAAGTATTATACCACCTAGCTTCAGTTACTAACATAGCCTTTTCAGGGTAAACGGCTTTTAAAAATTCTAAAACAAATGTTCTATCTTTACCAGATAGTTTGTTCCATTTTTCATTTATAATTTTGAGTCTTTCTTCTTCGTATATCTCAGCGATTCTGTTTTTCAATTCAGATTCAGTAAATAGAGTTTTTTCCATTATGATATTTTTTCTAATAAATATCTAAAAAAAGAAAAAGAGGTCATTTAACCTCTTTTTAAAACTCAATAGTTTGTTGTTTTTTATCGTCAATAAAGGCTCTCACCCTTTTTTCAGCAATTTCACAATAGTTTGGACTCAACTCAATTCCAATCCATCTCCTATCTAATATTTCTGCAGCAACACAGGTTGTTCCACTACCATTAAATGGGTCAAGAATTATATCATTTTTATACGATAAAATCTTTATTGCTTTAGTTGGGATATCCATTGAAAACGTGGCTTTCGTTAATGACCTAGTGTCTGCAAAATATTTCCATTGCCCATATACTAAAGATATAAAGTCTTTTTTATCTTCATCAGAATAAACAGTTTTCTTTTTACCATCCTCTAATTCTACCACCTCACCTTTCCATTGTGGTTCACCTTTAACCTTTTTGATATGATGTTTTTTATATCCAAGAATTACACATTCTTTAGGATTATAAATGTATGGGCTTGATGGACTCATCCATGAACCCCAAGCGGTTGTCTTACTTCTGTGTGGACTGTCTTCTTCTAAGTCGACAACCCCAAAAAATTTAAACCCCACTTCTTTCATTATTTGGTATACTTCAGAGACAAAGAATATTCTACCTCCTTTAGATTGTCTGTTAATTTCATACGGTATGTTCAATGCAATTCTACCATCATCTTTTAATACTCTTAACGCTTCTGTTAACCAAGAACGACTAAACTGGGTATACTCTTCCCAAACCATATCATCATCATGTACGTCATAACTAATCCCAACACCATATGGAGGTGAGGTACAAATCAAATCAATACTGTTTTCAGGAAATGTTTTTAAAACTTCAATACAATTTCCGTTTATTATTTTATTAGTTTCTATCATTTTTTCTCTAATGTTTCAATATGATGTTGTAAATACCAAAGAGCCTTTTTAAGGTCTTGTAATTCCTTATCAGATTCTTTTTTCCCCGCCCTTGAGATATACTTTACGGTGTTACCCAAACTAAACCCCAATTCCCAAGCGTCAATAACTTTTATCGCTTCATAAGGATTATTTTCGCCACCATAATGTTCTGGGTGATTAACATGTTCTTTATTCTTTTGGTTGTCCATGACTTGAATATATTTCTTCTGATTGTTTAAATATAGGTTGTATTTGTTCAATAACAAATCTCATTTTTGTTATTAACAAATCGTCATCGGAATAAGAATGTTTTTTGTCAAAATTTAATCCTCCAACAACCATTTTAAATCCTCCAACGACATCACCGACAGGGTCTAAATATTTTAAAGTAATATCGGTAATTTCTAACAAATCTGTCGGGTTAAAACTTTCTGCAACTGTTTCCAAAAATTGAGTTTTAAAGAGTATTTTATCCCCTTCATTAAACATTCGATACTTTCTAAAAAGATATGGGTTTATTACTGTGGGATAAGTCTCAATTATCCATCTATTAGCCTTTAGAGGCTCATACATTTTAAATTCGGGTATTTTATTTTCCATTTACATCAAATTTTATTTCTTCTGATGGCATATTCCATCCGTTCATAGTTTCAGAATCAACTTCAAAATCATTATCGTCTCTATATTCATTCAACAATTCTTCAGAACTAGGAATTCCATTATATTTTTCTCTAATTTCATCAAACTTTTTCATGTTAACGTTTGAATACATATTATTCAACGCTTCATTCAATTCATCAGTCATTTTTAAAGTTTCAACTAACTCAAAAATAATTCTATAAGGGTCCGCGTTAGATGCTGGTCTTCTATCTTCAACATATCCTTTCCAATCATTAGACACGGTTTGAGCGGGAATTCTTATTGACGCACCTCTATCACTAACCCCAACAGAAAACTTATCAATTGATTGGGTTTCAAACTTACCAGTCAATCTCATATGGTTATCTGAACCATAATTTTTTATATGTTGTTCTTTTCTTGACTCAAGTGCTGAGAATAATGCTTGGAAGTATTTTTCACCTCCAATATTTCTCATTTTTTCAGTCGAGAAGTTGGTATGTAATCCTGAACCATTCCATTCTCCGTGTTGTAATGGTTTTGGGTGTAGTGTAATTTCGTAACCATACTCTTCGGAAATTTTATAAAGGAAATACCTTGACATCCATAGGTCATCTCCCGCCTTAAATTTACCTTTTGTGAAAACTTGGAACTCCCATTGACCTAAAGCAACCTCCGCATTTACCCCTGTTATGGTTATACCATGTTGTAAACACATGTTTAAATGTTTTTCTACTAAATCTCTTCCAACAACATTAGAACCAACTCCGCAATAATATTTACCTTGTGGTTCCACAAATCTTCTGTCATGCCCTAAAATACCTTCTCCAAAACCTCTTTGGATGAAATACTCTTGCTCAAATCCAAACCAAATATTTTCATCTTCATGTTCTAATTTTGAGCGGAAATTTGTTTCGTGTGGAGTACCGTCAGGGTTCATTACTTCACAGAAAACATAAACTCTATCACTTAATTTAGCATGATAAATTCTTACAGGTTTTAAAATACAATCAGATTTAGACCCTTCAGCTTGTTGTGTGGATGAACCATCAAAATTCCATTCAGGAATTTCTTGAATATCAAAAATTAATTTGTCTGTATTAATTACTTTGATTTTACTCCTTAAATTTGGTTCTGGTTGATAACCGTCTAACCAAACATATTCTAACTTTATATTCATATATTTATTTTTTCTTGTTTTTCAATACGTAATACTCTCCACTTTTTTCAATTATATTGTCTTCAATTAGTTCATTTAAAATTTCTTTAGTTTTAAACTCGTCCATTTTAAGTATATTCTCACTAATAAAATCAATACCAAGTGGTTGTCTAAGTTTTGCTAGTAAATTACTGATTTCGGGATTCTGTTTCATCTTTTATTATTTTTATTAATTGTGTTTCTTCAACACCTTCAATACATAGTTTATATATTTCATGTGACTTTTCATCCATAAAAAAAAGGGCATCCACGTCAAATATTTTACAGACAGGATACCCATTATCAACAAATTTTTTTATACTATCTAAACTAACATACCTTTTATTAAACCCCATTGGTAATTAATTTTTTAACTGTATTTTCTTCTTTTTTTACCGTTTGTGAAATATATGACATTACTTTCCTTTTAAAGATTGGTATCAAAGTTTCTTCAAGTGGGAAGATGTCTTCACAAATAACTTCAAAAATAGGTAATTTATGATTTTTTGGTTTATTTTGTGATAACATAAAATTAGAGATAATTTCTTGGATTGTCAAATCTGAAATTGGTTCCTTATGTATTAATTTAATTGTAGTTTTTGTGGTATTCTCTTCTTTTTTGACTTTTCTGATGTTATATCTCCAAATATAATTTGTCTCTTTGGTTGTGAAATAAAAAAAACCGCTTTTAGATTGTAAATTATTTTTATTTTTCTTCACATTTAATTTGATGGAATCATATACGATGACCCATATTGATTTTGTTATACCAAAATAGTATTCTAATTTAGGTAGTGTGTAATTTAAAATTTTTTGATATTCTTCATACTCGTCTTCGGCTAACACAGGTATATCCTTTAATTTTAAATCAGACAATAATAACTCATCGTCAAACGATGATAAATTTCTTTCAGAATATAATATCTTGTTTTGATTGATTAAAGTTTGAATATTACCTAAATGTAGAGAAATCTCCGTGAACATCGGGTAAACTTTCATTTCATCAAGATTCTTGTTTAATTTTTGAAAATAACTTAGTAATCGATACTCTTTCTCCTCAGCGTCAACTATTCCTTCAAATAACCAATCGGTATTCATTAAGAACTTTACTTTATTTTTTTTACTTATTGCCATTTGAAAAAATATAGATAAAGTTTTTATATAAATGAATATTTTAATTCACTCTCATTATATAATAACTTTCGTTGTCTAAATAAATTGAATCATATGTTCCGTCGTATCCGTTCATAATACCGTAACCGTCTTCACTAATTAACCCTTCAGCTAATTCATCCTCATCAATAAAGTCTTTTATATTTAAATCTCTATTTTTTATATATTGTAAAGGGTTGTTCAATGCCTCATCTACTTGTGAATCCACAACTCTATCTACCATTTCTTGAGTTGGTTCTGTATCAGGTTCTATAGAATCTATTTCATCCTGTGCAGTTTCTTTTTTACTTTCCGCGTCATCAATCATTTTCTGAATCTCATCATACCTTTGTGAGTATTCATCTGGGTCTTCAATCTCGTCCTCTAAATCGTTTTGTTCTTCCTCCATTCTCTCAATGTATTCTTCCAAACTTTCTATATAAGATTCAAGTTCTTCAATTCTTTTTTCTTGTTCTTCGGTTAACTCAAAGTCATCATCACTGAAATAAACTTCAGGATTTTGCCAAACGTCATACTCGTAATCCTCTCTTACAAAATCTTCTAAAGAACTTTTGTCAATGTAATTCTCAATAAAATATTCTCGAAACCCTTCGACTCCAACATCATCAATGTAATTTTTTGCATATACTAAAGCAGCGTCATCCATTTCTTGTTCTGTACCAACGGTATAAGTATGGTTTCTTAATCCAATAATCCCTATTACTTCAAACTGTGATAATCCATAGAAAGACCCTCTTTCAGGTGAGATGACATAAACATCGTTATTGTTTGACTCAAGTTCTTGAATTTCTTCTTCTATCTCATCTATTTCTTCTTGTATTTCATCAAATTTTTCACTATAATCATCAATATCAGTACTTAAATTTTCCTGTTCTTCTTCTTTATTTTGTAGTGTTATTTTAAGTTGGTTTAATCTTTCTTTCTCTTCTTCGCTAAGTTCTTCTATTTCACCTTCTACTAATAACCATTGGAAAAGGGCGTTCGCCCTTAATCCTTCCTCATCTGTATTTTCTAAATCCCACTCTCCTTCAGCTCTTCTTTCCGCGGCTTCTTCTCTTTTTCTACGTAATTCCGCAGCAATTCTTTTTCTTTCTATTGGTGTATCAGAGTCCCAAACATGTCCTTTAATTTCAATACCTGAAATATCCGAAATATTTGTTCTTGAGATATCCAATCCTCCTTCAATTCTTGCAACATTACCTAAACTATCTGTAGGAGTATTTGATATATTTAGTGGTCCTGTAATCCAAATTGGTTTACCTTCAAATCTTTTTAATCTTGTAACACTACCATGATATCCAGATAACTTCATTAAATCCAAATATTCTTGGGGTGTCATCTTATAATATTGACTTTCTTCCTGTTCCTTTAATATTTTTCTTAGAAAATGTTTCATAACAATAAATAGTTTACAAGAAATAAAATATTGGTTTTATTGACAATTAAAGAAGTGTTGAGATATTTATCATATATAAACTTGGAATAAACATAAATAAACGTTAAAAAAATAAATTATGGGGTGCGGTTGCAAGAATAAAGGTCAACAAGCTGCTCAGCCACAAACTGCTCAGCCACAACAACAACAACAAGTTAAGAATCCTAATATTCAGGAGTCAATTAAAAAAGTTGTTGAGAAGTACTATAATAAGAATAAGTAATTTATCTTATTAATTTTTACTTAAGAGGGTTTTTTAGCCCTCTTTTTTATTTTTACT